CTAAAACCTTACCGTGACTGTCAGGTCATTCCCGGGATTTAACGCCAGGTCGTAATTCGGAATCAAGGTGACAGTGATGTTGAGCGAGAGTACAGCGTATTCCAGCACGGGCGGAAGATTGGTCCCATCAATGACCGCGGTCGGTGTCGTTTGACTGGGGTCATAAACCAGCTGGCAATACTCGGTTCCATTTTGCAGAAGATCCACCGTGATCACATAGCCGGTGGGAGGCTGAGTCAGGCTCATGCGAATATCGCGTACCGCATGAGTTGCTTCCACAACCAGGGGAGGAGCGGCATTCTGCTCTGTTGCCAGATAGCCGTTCACCTGCAGAGAGAACTGACCGCCGGAAAGAGTGCGCAGCGGCGCGGTGTTGGAGGCGTAGCAGACCGAAAATGTCTGGCTGTTGCCGAATGAATTGGTGACGAAGAGTTCAGCGGCGGCAACGCGAATATCCGGGATACTAACTGTATTGAGGTAATTCAGCGATGCCCTGTTTTCAAAAAATCCAGGCGCGAAAGGCATAACAACGGTGGATGAATCCAGTGGCAACACGAGTGCGCCTGCGTCATGGGCAGCGGTAGCTGAGTTGGCTGCGCCTCGGATGACGTTATAAGTATTTGCTGTGGTGCCAGTGCTGATACTCACGATTTCCTGATCAATCTGGATCAACTGTCCCACAAACGGTGTGGATGGACTCGCTGGCACACTCAAGTTCAAAATCGTGGAGGAGCTGTCAATCGCCTGGGCAAGCGAATACTGGCTGGGCGTGTTGAGCTCATTCCAGGAGAAAATCTGCAACGTTCCGCTGGTCACTGTCGCGGTATTGGTCAGATCGCTGAAGCCTACCTGGGAAATGGTCAGTTCGCCCCCGCCGGGTGTGGTCAGCGTGCAGGAGGGCGTTGAGGGCAGGCCCGCGTCGCTGGTCACTCCACCCAGCGGCAAAGACGTAATGGGTGCCAACGCCGGGTTGCTTTCCTGATTCAGAATATTAGCCGCGCGGCCTGTTATTTCGATTACGGTGCCTGAGATGTAAGAGATGTCGAATAGAGCGGGGCTGTGGGATGAGATAGCCGCCAGCTTCCAGGCCGCTTCGGAGATAACAAATTTGGTCGCATCGGACTGTGGTTGAACGGACCACGGCATTTGAATAGTGAGAACGGTCTCGGTGTTGGACAGGATGGTCCTCTCCTGCCCCATCCCGGGCCCGTCTGAAATTCGAACCACTAAATTGGCATACGCGTTCACCACCGCTCCCATGGAGGAGCAACCAATCGTATTCGCGGAGAAGACGTCAACCAGGAACGGCCCGGCATATTCATTTCGGTAATAAAAATTGGCGTGATCGAAGCTGGGGTCAGGCGGGCCGATAGGCAGAGCCGGGAGTCCGCCATCCGTGAAAGTCTTGGCAATCGCTTTCCCGCTGTCTATCTGATAAAGAGCCTGCGGAGAAGAACCTCGATAGACGTTAAATGTCACAGCCGTACTCGGAAAACTGAGCTGATTCAGCGTCACGGTATTTGTATTCGAAGTGTCCGGTATGGCAGCGGGGATCGTAAATGAGAGATTTCCCTCGTTACCATTTGCGTCGACGGCGGTGACGGCGTAGTACCATGTGTTACCGCCCAGCAGTGTTCCCTGTGTGGGATCGATGGAGGGTGAAAGGCTGACCAGCGGTAAATAGGTCGAATTGATCGACGGTGTTGCAGGAACTGTGAACCCTACGGAAATTCCCACAATGGCCGAACCATCCTGCAAGGTGCTCACTGTGTCGGTCACTGCAAAATCAAAATACTCCAGATCTCCGGAACTATCGTCATGCGGGACAGTGCCGATTAACGGCAGTGGGATGCCCACGTTCCCAACCGGCTGGCGTCCTGGCAGTTGCAGTACAGCCAGGCTGTCGCTGTACCAGTTATCGTTGTGCACCTGTGCCTGGATTGTCACCATCTCGTAATTCAGAGACGGAGATAACTTCAAGACACGGAATGGCGTTCGCTCAAAGCCTTCTCTCAGGTAGGTGACAGCAATGATGTCACCGGGCCTTACTTTCAAAGCGCGAAAGCTGGTTTGAAACTGAATATATTGATTGCCGGCTGTTGACTTATCCAGTTGCCGGAGCAGAATGCGCATCGCCTGATTGAAGTTCGGAAGACCCAGCGCATTCGACTGGCTGGCGACTTCAAAACCAATCAGATCAGAGTCATTTGTATTAGCGACAGAAAGCGAGTCCTGCTGATATTCGTTCTGTTCATCCTGGAACTCGACAGAGATACGGTTATAGGTCTCCGCAATAGTCAAAGCACTCAGGGTGAGGGTCGAGACGCCTTTGGAGGTTTTGGCGATGCCCGAGAAATCGGCTGAACTATCGCTGAACTCGTAAACTGGCCAGCCATTGTAAAGTGTCTCCTGGCTGTTGCTGCCATCCGGCAGCGTGGGCTGCTGCGAAGCCAGCGTTCCTTCGGGCAGCAGTTCCAGCAGGCCATCGGTTCCGTAGCGGAGCATCAGGCTTGCCCCGACACGGATGCCCCGCACCACAGTAGCTGCGCTCTGGCGCTTGTTCAAAATCAGATTGCAGCCATAACGCGAAAGAGTAATGGCGTTGTTGTTGATGTCCGTCGTGCTAATGGTCTCACTGCATTCGAGAGAAGCCCGATAGAAGCTGTTGATATCCAGGTCGCTGGCTGACCAGCCTGCGCGTTGGAGCACATCCATCACAATCCAGGCCGGGTTGTTCGTGAAGCTGGCTAACTTGTTCCCTGAAGCGTCATAGGTATCCACCATCATGCCCGTCATCAGAACTTGAACCGTGGGCGTGCTTGTGCCGGTACTGATGGCGTTAGGTACCACTACCGACAGCACTGCCATGCTTCCCTGGGGATCTCCCAGCGGGTTTTGATTGGAGTCCACAAAGTCGAGGTTGAATGCGCCCTGCCTCGTACCATAGGAGACGGGCGAGTACCAGCCGGTGGCCGATGAATTGGTGGTATTGGCAAACAGCGGGATTTCCACATCGTTCACAACCACTTTCAGCACGCCTGCTATCTGTCCCAGACCAAGCAGCACCTCCATGTGAGTCAGATTGCCGTCATTCCGGGCAAACACCACCGGGGCCTTCAGCCAGCCCGTGCCGTAGACAATGGGAACCGCGTCATTCGCTTTTCCGGTGTTATCGATAATGGCGGAGGCGTGGGATTGCTTATCAGTTGCGCCGCGCACCAGATAGGACGTAGGGATGAATTCAAAACCGCCGTAGCGATTGTTCACCTGTCCGGAGGCATCTTTATTGAACATCCCGCGTTCCAGGCATTGCGTGCGCGACTTATCACAACTGGTGAATGCCTGCCCGGAATTCAAATTGCCAGCGCCGCCCGAAATGTCAGCCGAATAGCCGCAGCGATAGAATTTCGAGAAACGGCCATATTCTCCACCATCAACGGCCTCCTGCCGCTGTGCCAGCGTGGCTGGGAAATTCCAGGGGCACGTTCGCTGAATTCGCACGTCGGGAATCGCTACCCTCTGGAGGCTCAGTTTATTGGTGAAGTTTAAGGTCAGCGTCTCTTCCGTGATCTCCTGCGGATCACCTGCTACGCCGCGAAACAGCATGCTGGCCTCGGTGGTGACGGTACCGCTGGGCAAGTCGACAAAGGCGAAATAGACGGTGAGTTGCGCGCCTCGGAACCCAAGTGCGGCATTCAGTTCCGACATCAGTGCATCGGCATTGCCCAGCACGATGGAAAGCTGCGACATACTATCCATAGCATCGTCACCCGATAATTGCAGCGTGAACAGGTTGTGCTTCAGCACGCGCGCGGCATACTGCTGGCCGCTAAACAGAACACTGTGAGAGCTCCAGTAGTACATATCGCCGCTGGGCATCTCGCACTGGAAGAAGAGTATTGGTGTATCGGCTACGGCGAGCTGTTTAACCTGGTTGATTGTTGCCATGGCGAAGTTATGTCGTTTCTATGCTGATGACTGTGGAGTAAAGGCCCGCAGCCTCGGACTGAAAAGTAAGGCTGTTACCCAGAAAATGCGCATTCTGATAGACGCCTCCATGGGAAGCAGTCGCGCGATAACGTGAAGGACTCGGTTGCGGTTCTAACTGCGGCCCCCAGATCACGACGGTTTGTGCTGCTGGCACACTGACTGACACCGTGATGCTCATTACGCTATCCGTCAGTTGCGCCGAGTGAATAAGCCGCGTCCAGGTCGTTCCGACGCCGAAGTTCTGGCTTTGCGATGACACGGCGCTAAGTCCCAGGTTTAGATTGCAGGGCACTGCCGTCGTGGCATAGAGTGAGAAACAATATAGAAAACTGGCAGGGGCAGTTATGGTTTGAGTGATTTGCTGATCGGTCGCGCTTTCATTCACCAGGGTGAAAGCACTGGTGCCCCCAATCGGATCGGCAGCTCCGCTTGTTACCGATAGCAGCGGTTGCGCAGCCCATGCTCCCAGCGTTAAGTCATTGCTGTTGCCGAGCATGTTCGCCGTTGGATCAATAAAGACAAATGGCATCAGCGGCCCATTGCAGGCGGCAAAAAGATTCTGCAGCGCCATCTGATCCACGGTCGTCAGGTCTGTGTAAGACAGTTCCCAGATGTATTGCGTATTTACATTGATGTTGGAAGCGATCATGCTGCCATCGGCGAAGGTGTTGACCGACGATTGAAGCACGCGGCGCTTTCGCAGGGGGTATTGCGCCAGCGCGCCGCTCGATAATTGCGGATAAGCCAGATTAGCCATTGGTTTCCACCACCCAGAAGCTCGCCGACGCTAAGTCGGTGGCTAAGTAATCCGTCACAAGTGCACTCTCACCCATCACGCAATTGGGCACAACTTGCCGGCTGTACGGGTCGGGAAAGGCAAACTGTGAATACTGGCCTCCCAGCGCTTCGAAAAACTGTTCAAGCTCGGCAATCTCGTCTTCATTGACGAACGACAACTGCACGTGCCAGCTGCGCAGAGACCGGCCTCGGGACGTGAATCGCTGATCTGTCCCGTCGATGAAACGGATGATCTCTACCGGCGATGTATAGGAAAGCGGGAGCGGATATTGCGCGACGGCACCGGTGCTCAGTGTGGGGAAAGTAAGCATGTTTTCATATCTCCGAGATCACATCGTTTAACGAACTGGAGGTCAGCAATGCCTGCTTGACCACCTGCACAATCTGTGTGCTCTGTGTCGCATGATCGCCTTGCGTAGAACTGGTCTGATAGACCGGGCCGTTCGGACTGCCGGCATTCGAGCTAGGCTGAATGCCCAGAGAAACAGAACTGGCAGCTCCGCCCGGACCCACGTTGATGCTTTGCTGCTGGGATGCCGGCATCACGAAGGGCTGCGGAACCGCCGTGCTGGCTTTGCTTCCTCCGAACAGGCTTAATAACTTGCCGACAAACCCAAGGGTTCCGTTCGACAGGATGCCGCCGCTCAAAACACTCGATGCACCTCCGGATGCGCTGCCCAGCAGACTTCCCCAGGGTGAACTGCTTCCCGAACCTGTGACCTTGCTATGAAAGGTCCCGAAGCGCAATGCTTGAACCACTGTCCCGGTGTTCGTTGTTGTCAGCTTCTTGCCCGAAGTGTCCCTTGTGACCGCCGTCTTGGGCAGGCTTGCCGATACGGGCGTGCCGGCGCTTAAAGCCGGCAGCTTCGGACTGACTATTCGACTAAAGCTGTTCTTTAACTTCGCCATTTTTCTGCTCCTCTATCCATTGCTCATTCAAAAACAAAATTGCGTCGGCCGTCTTCGCGTCTTCCGGCAGCAGCGAACCGCCGCCACTGGCTTTCCAGTAACCAAAGCGTTCCAGCATTTCCAGGCTGTGAGCCGAAATCTCCGACTTCGGACATGCCATGGAAACAACGCCTTTGCGCGCCCAAACGGGGCGTCTTGGCTGTCTGGTAGTGTCTTGCTCCAGGGGCAGCCACGAGCACTTTCGTGCCTGCGCCAGGCCGCTTTTCCGGCAGGACTCGCAATTCCACGCGGCTGGCGTCGTGACAAGGAAATGGAATGCGATTAGAAGTTTTTTCTTTCAGCGTCCGAGAGTTCCAGATGGGCGCCTATGGCTTCAGCCATCTCACGAATCAGAGCTTCGGGTCCCCGTTCAATCAGCAGGTCAACAGATGCCGGCTCGCCGTCAATTTGCAGACCCTTCAGATGCGCAACCGCCCACTCTACATAGAGCTTTTCCACCAGCAGATCTGTGATTGCTGCCTCCAGTTGATTGGCAGGTTCGCCGGCTCGCAGAAACTCGTTCTTGAGAGTTAATTCCCGAACGCGGGACGATAACTTAATTCGCTGCGCCAGCGATATCTTCCGAATACTGAATTCAACACCGGGAAATAATTCACTTTCCAGCCACAACAGGCTTTGGTAATCAGCCGCGGCGTTTTCTTTAAGCCAGCGCGATAACAAGTTCATCATTGTTTGTCCCCTGCGCAATGTTTGCTTTGAAGTCCCAGATCAGCCGGGGCTCACGATCGTCATAAAGCGGAAGTTCCGGTATGATCGACGGCAGATAGATACCCATCATTTGCCCCTGCTGCTGGCCCAGCTGGAACATAACTGAGAGAGGTGCCCCTTGTTTTGCCGCCAGATAAAGATCCTTCACTGTGCTGCTGTCGTCGGCGAAAAGGGAGAAGGTCAGAGAGACGTCTCGTGGCCCTGCCGCGATGGACAGAGGATAGATACTCCCAAACTCCATGTTCCTCGGAACCAGATTATTTTTAATCTGAATCGTCGCTGCGGTCAGGGTAAATAACTGCTGAGCCGTGAAACCAAGCCACGCTTCACCCAGATTCCCGGCCACAATCGAGTAATCAAAAGCGCTCAAGAAAGGTTCCGCGGGAAAGCTTTGTAACCCTGCACTTCCCGCGCTGAAGCTTTGAGAATCCAGCAGATCAGCGGCAAGGCCACTAAATGTCATCTCATGGAAAGCGCCATTGAGCGAAATGTTAAGTGTGTCGACGGTAGCGCCGGTGACAATGCGATCAATCGCAGTCGGCGGGTCCCAGTAGTCGAACAAGCTCACGCTGGGCAGCAGATTGCCCAACGGATAAGTCAAGCAAGGGGCAAGCAAGGCGCCTTCCGTCAGCGGTGCGGAGAACGGAGCGTTCAACAGAATCGTGACAGGGTCCACTACGCTGGCTGCAAACCGCACTTCGCTTCCCTGAGACACTCCGTTGCCCGGCAGCAGGCCATGCGGCGTGTAAGTAGTCAGATGCAGCGGGTCGGGCATAGAAGAAACTCGCAGCTGGCCGCACAGCGATGGTACACCGCCGCACGCCGATTGTAATAAGGGGCCATAACCGGGTGCGTTCACCGCGTCCCAGGAAGTCAGGTAAGTGCTGAGACTGAAGGCCGTCGCGCGCCGGGCAAGCGGAGAGTTCCCCAGAAATGTTCTGGTGCCGGTTTTGTCACGGCGAAGGGATTGCTGCAACTGCTGGTGCGCCGCCAGTTCGACGGCTGGCAAGCGGTTTGGGGGGGCAATAGCCGGAACCTGGGCGAACGTACTTTCCACCGCGGAATAGAACCGGTTGTTGTTGCTTGAAATGTAAGTTGCCATGATCTTTCCTCAGCTGACATTGACATCAAACGTAAAAGTGATCCGGGCGGACTCGACAAAACCAAATCCTCCGGCCTTCGGTGGCTGAACCTGGATGTCGTATGAGCCGGAATAGTAGAACCCGTCGCCCCAGTCGCCCTCATTGGCCTGGAGGATGGAAGCGATTCCCTGCAGGTAGTAATGCAGTCCCGCCTCAGTAGGCGTAATCAGGTTGCCGCTGAACCAAAGGTCGGTCGCCACAACAATTCCTCCTGAGAAAGATCGAAACTTCTCCATGTGCGTGTTATTCACTTGCGTGGCATGAACACATACTCGGGGATAAGTCAGCTGCGCGTTCTTATCGGCCAGATCCGGCGTAATGGAAGTTACCAGAATCTGGCTGTTATCTATAGGGGGCAGAACTTGGCCTGTCTGCGCGGCGATGGCATTAGCAGCCGTTTGTAAGGCCGAGTTCGTAGTCAGCAGGCTGACTATCTTCTGCGGGCCCAATAGAGTGAGCGGTGTCATTTAACCTCTTAAAATCTGTCTCGATGTGCGAATGAAAAAATTGGGCATCTGACCTTGTCCGGCCAGGCTGCCGCTCGTGACTCCGGAGGCAGGCAACTGCCACGTGGAACCAATCCGTTGCGGCGTCGTAGTCTGGCGGGTAGCGGCGCCCTGATCTATGCCAATGTAGACATTCCAGCCAACAGCCGCCGGCGGAGCGTTCATAGAACCTTCCGCCATGGCCACTGAAATGCCGGAGCCAGCGTCCAGAACCACACCATTCACAGGGGTCGGTGCGCTCTCACAACCCTTTATGTCCACCCAGGTGGTCTGAATAAATAGCGCGGCCGCGCTGGACGAACCTGTCTGGGCTGAAACCAGCGGCAGCGCCGGCTCGGGCAGCGGATTGAAAACTATTCCAATGCCGGATTGGAATGCGAAATCAGCCGCCGACTTCGCTTCCTGCTGATATTCGCTCAATTTCCCCTGAAAGCGCGTATTCAATTGAAGATTGAATGCTTCGGCAAACACGCGGCTTAGCGATTCAAACACAATCCACCGGCGCAGAGGATCGGTCACGACAACGGTTGAAAGTCCAATGCGGCGGCGCGTCAGAAATTGAGGATCGGATGCGCCAATGTTCAGCAGCCAGAGCAGCAGACGGTCACCAATCCCGTTTAGAGCAAGCTCAATCTTTGTATCGACATTGATGTCATGAGCGGAAGCCACCTGCACCAGCGTGCTTTCGTATCTCAAAAGATCATTGATGGTGACAACCCCTGCGTCGGTAAAGAGTGCCATAGGATTACTTTCTTGTACCCGTCTCTGAATCGGCCGACACCACTGCTCTTGGCTCTTTTTCGTCGGGCGCCGAGACAATGGTGACCTGCAACCGACGGGCAATATCCGCTTTCTCAAATGCCTTCTTCTCAGCGGCATGACGGGCAAAAAATGCTTTCTGTTCCGCTTCTGTCGAGAGCGTGACACGCCCCTCGACTATCAGTCTGGCGGCTTGTTCCCGCGACACTTCACAGACAATGCCGGCCTTCCCGCCATCGGAGGTCTCCAGGCTCGTAACCAGAACGTAGGGTTCTGCAATGCCCGATTCCACTTCCCTCAACTTGCGGTAAAACTGTCTGACGTCCATATATGTTCTCCTGAATTTGTATGCTGCGGGACTCATCCGGAATGGCTGAGCCCCGCGTTTGACTTGGTGTTGAACTAGCTGTTGATCTGAACGGCAAAGTTGTTGCGCAGTACGCCGCAACCGTACAGAATGTCAACCGTGAACTGCTGTGCCAGCGTGTTCGGCTGGTAGCTCATCACGACACGAACTCCAAAGTTGCCCATTTCGGCATACTCAGCAACCGCGCCGGTCCCCGGCAGCGGCTGAGGGAGACGGCGCACAACTAAACCCAGCGCATCGCGCGTGAACGCGAGGTTGTGGGTGTTCGGGCTGGCGCTTCCAGTGGTGGGAACAAACTGCGAGCGGAAGATAAAGAAGTCCTTCATCTTGCCGACGTTGCCTTCCACCAGCGCCTTCAGACCGGCTTCGCCCGCGCTGTAATACTCACTGAAGCGCGGAATCTGGCGGATAGCGGAGTAGCTGTTTGAATCCACAACCAGATACTTGGATGAACTCGCCGGAACCAGCGCATTGAACAGCGCTGTTTCAGCCGAATCGATAACGGCTTCGGTGATCGGCGTGCCGGCGGTGCCCAGCGGGGTGTTGGCGGTGAACTGGCTGTAAAGGCCAAGCAGGTCGCTCTCTACTCGTGAGGCAATCGCAACAACGGCGGGTTGCATATAAGCCTTCAGCAGTTCAGGAAAGGCCAGCGCTTTGGTGACATCCGGAATCTGGAAAGTCGCTTCAGCGTGCGTGTTCAAAACAATCTGCGCGTTGCCCAGGTTCGGGTTCTGCGGCTGAACGGTGCCGCCCTCGGCGATGTTGTTGGCCACAAGGACCGGGGGAATCGGCACATTGACCGTATCGCCGGCATGCGCCAGCACAGGTTCATAGTCCCGGTTGACCAGGTTGCCCATAATCAGGTTGCCCATCAAAGCAGGTAAAGCGTCAGCGGCAACCAGCTTGACAATGGCGTTCGCCAAATTAGCGGAAGTAATGATCGACATAAGTCTCCTAAAAAAAAATGGCGGCACCGAAGCGCCGCGCTAAGTCCAAATGCAGATCGCCATGCGCGCACTGCGCACCGCCTGATCTGCTGCTGGTGGAAAGGGGGACGGACTACTGTGTCCCCATCCGAGAACGCTCTCTAAAACGGGAGCCTCGCTCAGTGGACATAGCTGTCCGTCCCCTCTTTCCGGTGGTTCCTCGACTGGTGAACCTAGATTCCCCGGATGGCCTGCTGGGCAATCCGCGCAATCTCCTGGCGCACCTGATCAAGATCCTCTTTCTTCATTCCCGGCTTGATTTTTTCAAGCTCGATTCCAGCCGATGCTTCCGGCGAAGCTCCGCGCACAGGCGCCTTGGCACCGCTGCCGCCGGAGATACGGGCCGGCAGCAACTCCGGATTCTCCTGCACAAATCCTGTCAGGTAGTCCTGCAAAGACTTCGGCTCCGGACCCTTGCTTTGCAGCCTGCCGTCCTCCGAGCGCGTAATGTCGTCTTTGATCGCCTTGAAAGCCAGGTCGACTTTCGAAATACCAAGCCTCTGCAGCTCGCTTCGGATTTGTGAATTCCGGTCCGCTTCCTCCGCCATGGCCCGAGCCTTCTTGTTCTCCTCAACCAGCAGATTCAGGCGGGATTCCAGGTTTTCGCGTCTCTTGCGCTCATCCTGCAGCTCTGCCTTGTAAGCGGGTTCCGCTTTGCGCTGTTCAGATTGCACAAACTCCTGAATCGCCTGGCGGACGATTTCCTTCACATCCTGGCCGCTAATCGGCTCATGTTCATTTGCAAGTTGTTCTGACATTTAAACCTCGTCTCTCTAATTGGTTTGCGCTTCAATCTCCTGCGCAATCTGATCCTTCGTGTCCTGTCTCGCGTCGCTCAGATACTTCAGCGCGAGTCTTTGGAATATTTGTTTGCGCAGCGAAGGCGACTGAATATTCAATTGCAGAAGCTTGCTGGCCTGATCCAAATCCGTTCCAAAATCGTTGATGTCTACTTCGTCCATGCCGGCCACATAGATCTGAACTCCATCCTTGCGTGCCTCGCTGATGCTGGTCAGAACCTTGCGTATGCATTCCTTGACAATGGTTCCGTAAGCTCGCAGCATTTCCTGCGTGACGGTAAACTCGATCTGTTTGCTCAAGGCCGATTGCGCATGGCCGGAGAGCGCCTCGCCGGAAACCTGCGACAGGTAGCAGACGCGGTAAATCTCTTCCTTCAGAACCTCCAGATTGCTGGCCGCTATCTGATACACCTTGCCGTCCGGCTCAGTCCAGCCAAAACGGTCATTGGCGCCTAACTGGATGTAATAACTTTCGCCCACAATCTGGTTCCACTCACGGTCGGAGTAGACAACCGGCATGGCAAACAGGCCCATCGTAATGGCCCAGCCCAGAGAATTCGATTTATTAAAGTGCTCCAGTTGCAGATGAGCAGCCTTGTTCAGCAGCCACAGCCCATCATTCAAACGCAAACTGGCTACGGGCACGCGATTCTGATTCGCCATGCCATGCGGTCCCTGGGCAACTAGCGCAATGTCGCCGCTGCCGTCTGTTCTCATTAGTCGCCGGTAGATCCGGTACTCCGTCTTGTCGTAGTACGCCCAGCGAGTCTCTTTCACAACCTCGGGTGAATCCACACTGAGCTGCCGTTCGCATTCGGTCCGCAAAACTACCCACTCGTAGTCGCCGCGGTCGTCGCAGCTCCAGTTGATCAGGTCCTCCGCGCTATACCGAACCAGGAATGCCCTTGACAGGCCGATGGCATCTTCCTCGGCGCGGTTCCTGGCCTGCTGTGTCGGAACCGGAAAATCAATCAGCACGTGACATTGTCCGGTCACCAGCGCCTCCGTAAAGCAGGTGCGGAAGAAGGCCGACAACTTGGTTCCGCGCAGATCGCAATCGTCGGCAAACTCGGCCAGGAAGGCCCGGTCCGATTCCAGACCGTTTTCAAACTGCAGAGTGGCTTCGCGGCGGAACAGCGTGGCGCTGTACCAATCAACAATGGAGCCAATGTAGTTTTCGTAGAAGACATGGTGGAGACGCTCCAGATAGATGTCTCCCGGCTCCTTCTGCCGGTGCTGCAGATAGTTGTGCGCCCGCATCTTAAACTCAAATCCGCCGGCATACAAATCCCGATATGTCCGCAGCATGAGGGTGCGATGTTTATACGTGGGGTGCTCGCGATCAATTTCAATCATGTAAGTTCCTTCTGCTCCTCAAAAAACGGCTGCCGCTAGAGTATGCGTTCGCACCTGTTGCCGGCTGTCGGCTTTTCTCCATAGAGTTCCCAGATCACATATCCGAGAGCATCTGACGCGTGTGTTCGCAACGGATCACGTCCTTTGTCAATTACGCCCGAGCCGGGCTTGTACATCACTTCTTCAAAATCCTTGATCAGCTCTTTGCACTTCGAGCTCACCTCCAGCCCAACCTCACCCAGGGCATTCGTCAGCAGAGCGTTCACCTTCCGAATCCTGTCAAGCACCGGCGGGTTTGACTTGGGCACCCGGTAACTCACATTCCGAAATCCAGCCTGATACAGATAGTTCCGCATCGCTGTATAATCGGTCGTTCCAGTAGTGTGCTGGCTATTGCCATTGGCATCTCCGAAAATCTCGAGTAATGCGGCGTGCCCTCTATAACGGTTCCGAAACTCGTCACATGCGTCGTTGGTCGTGGCACGGTCCAGCACAATTTCATCAATCACCACCAGGCGCTGGCCTTTCTTCTG